AGTCTCAGACGCACCTGTAGTAAATACAAGTTTAGTTGTATTAACAGTACCACTAAAGTCATCTTCAGCAATAGCATGAATACCAGCAGCTATAGTAGCACCATCAGTACCATCAGAGTCACCTGCAGCAAACTCAATAGAAGCTATAAGCTCATTTGCTTGCATAATGTCTTCTTCAGACTTAAGCTGTAATACAATAGGTTTATCATCACCTGTATTTGTATTAGTAATAGTTAAGCCCCTGTCAGCTACGTGAGTAACAGTTATCTCATCACTAGCTCCAAAAGATATTGTTGCGCCATCATGTTGCAATTCTAAGTCTTGAGTTAGTGTAACATCTCCGTCTGCACCTATAGCTATTGCATCCACATCTGATGCAGAACCAATAGTCTTACCATCACCAATAATAATATCATCAGTAAAGGTAGCAATACCTGTAACAGCAAGTGTAGATGCCATGTCTACTGCACCGTCAATGTCTACTACGTCTAGATTAGTTGTTCCGTCTACGTCAAGATCACCATTAAAGTCTACGTTACCTGCTACTGCAAGAGTGGTAGCCATATCGACAGCACCATCGATGTCTACAACGTCTAAGTTAGTAGTCCCGTCAATGTCTACATCTCCACTAATATCCAGTGCTGTACCTATAAGTGTTTGCGTCAATGTTAACTGACCATTAGCAGCGATAGTAATAGCATCTACATCAGATGCAGAACCAATAGTTTTTCCATCGCCAATAATTATATCGTCAGTAAACGTAGCAATGCCAGTTACACCTAGAGTACCTGCTACTGTAGCATTTACATCTACGTCTAGTGTATCTATGTGTGCAGTACCATCTAGGAAAAGATCACGCCACTCTTGAGTAGCTGAACCAAGGTCATACGTATCATCATCATCAGGTATAATGCTTGAGTCAACATCAGCAGCAAACACAACGTTGTCAGTTGCTGCATCACCAAGAGTAATTGTACCACCATTAAATGTTGTAGTACCTGTAACAGTAAGATTACCACCAACATCTAAGTTGCCTATAATAACAGCATTCTCGTCTACATCTAATGTGTCTATGTGTGCTGTACCATCTAAGTACAAGTCTTTAAACTCTAGTGTAGAAGTACCAAGGTCTAACGTATTATCAGTCTTAGGAGATACGATAGAAGCACTTACAACAAAGTCTTGCGCTGGGCCAAGAACAGTAACAGGACCACCTTCAGCAGCAGTGCCATCATGTGTGTGACCTCCTGTACCAAGAGCAGTTTCAATTGCGTCAAACTCACCATCAAGGTCTGCAGCATTAATAACGTTACCGTCAGCAATGTTGTTTGTGGTATCATTTCTTGTGTAACCAGTGCCCATAATATTACCTTCTTGATTTTGTGGAGTATTCTAACATAGCGGTGTCCAAAGAGAAAGGGGGATCTTGACTTGTGCTCTTAAAAGATATCGCTGTTGTAAAACCTGTACCTACTGTTTGAGTACTAAATATATTCTGTACTTTACCGCCAAAGACAGAGCCACTAGACGTAACTCTTACACTACTAATTGTTTCAGTTAAAGCAGCACTTATTGTAATAGTTGTTCCGCTTATATCTGTAACAGTTGTACTTGAGGGTATACCTGTACCAACTATACCGTCACCTACAACCATATTTGTATTTGATGCTACTGTTACTGATGTTGCACCACTAGACCCTGAGGCTGTAGTGGCGTAGGTTGCAAAGTTATTATCTCCGTAAAAAGAAATAGCAGAAGTAGCATTAGTAAAAGATATTGATTCGGGTTGAACAGAGTTTAATTCGTCATAGTCAAACTTTAAACTAAAGTCAAAATTAACTGAGCCTATTGGATCAGTATAGAGATAAACCTTGTATATTGCTTTTCTAGTTCTAGGGTCTTGTATAGGTAAGAAAGGTGAAAGATATTCAGATACAATATTAGAACCATCAAAGCTATTTCCATCTTCCATCTTAAACAAATAACCAGTGTCAGAAGAAAATACAATTACTTCAGCAGCATCTACAACTTTACTAGAAGCAGCAAAGACTTCCATACCTCTGATTTCAGACCAAGACATATCTTGACCACCTTGAGGTGAAAACTGTGTACCAATAATACCTTTAGCTGCAGCACCAATAATATTAGGGTTAAAAGCAAACACCCTGTACTGAGACTTTGACCTTACAACCACACTAGAAAAAAGACTAGCAGAAGCAATAAACTTAGTCATAACATCCTGGATAGTCTTAGATACAACTCCTAATCCAAAGTCTCCTATTCGATCCGTAGCAGATAAAAGTCTTAAACCATCCTCAGTCAAGAACATAATGTCGCCACCAATTTCTTGAATAGTATCACCGTCAATACAACCAATGTCTAAAGTAATAGGTTCTAATACAAAGTTACTTAAAGATGTTCCTGATAGTTTAAAGATAGTTTTTTCTGTAAAAATTATAAGTTGTTCTCTAAATACAGACAGCCCAGTAATATTGTCACCGATACGAATATTACCAGCACCATCACCAGCTTCAAAGTTTGTGTCCAAAGAAGGTGCAGTAAAAGTTAATAAATCTAAGTTTGCAAAGAACAAATGTTTCTTAAAGGCAATTACATTAGTTGCACTTATAACATCAGTAGGTGCTCCTACTAGTGCTGTAAAAGTACCACCATCATACAATGCAGGTGCATTCACTCCGTCAACTATAGCAATCTTTCCAGTGCCTGTAAAGTTGTACTCAACAAATCTTGTTCTTAAAGCACCCTCTCTACTTAAACTAATAAAAGTAACTGCAGCATTATCTGCAGGAGAAGAAGCTAAGTTAGGGTTTATTGCTAAAGTAGAACCGCCAGATGAAACAGTAGCACTAGTAGTAACTGTGTATACTTTATCTACACCAGCTATTTTAAATATATCACCAACCTTTGGTGCTGCAGTAAGAGCATCAACTGCTAGTGTTGCACCAGATTGACTTGCACCATTTACAAGTACTGTACCATAGGAAGGTACATTTATCTTAGTATATCCAGAACCTGTAGTCTTATACAGATCAGAGTTAAGAGCAACCAATACACTGTCATTAAAGACTTCTACTCCTAATGTCCTGTAGGTTCCTGTATAAGAAACAAATGTAACAGCAGCTGCATTGTCAGGACTAGAGGCTAATGAAGTAGTTAGTGTTAGAGTTGTTCTATTATTCGTCGCATCAAATGCAGGACTACCTACTGTATATGTACCTGAAACACCTGCAATAGTAAGTGTATCACCTGCAGTAGGTGTAGTATGAGTACCAGCAATAATAAGAGTTGTACCAGTCTGACTTGCACCAAATACAACAGGAGCACCGTAGGGTGGTATAACAAAAGGGTCAAACTTACTATAACCTAATATTCGTTTGTAACCACCTGTAATAGAAGGCTCAAAGTTTTTTAAAGTTGTAGCAGAACCAGGCATGTTAATACCTTGTTGAAGAGGGCTTAGGTTTGTAATTAAGCCACCCTTAAACTCTACGGGAAATGATTGTCTGTTAGTAGGCATATACTAGATTACTCTGCTTTGTGAAGCGAATGCGCCAGTACTACTACCTGAAGTAACAGTAGAACGTATGTATTCATACTTATTAATGTAGAGACTACGCATTTGTTTAATGCCTCCCTCAAAGTTATTCTTCATAAGATTAGCTTCTTGTGTCTCTCCTCTAAACATGTATGCAGTATACATTGCACCCTCTACTATAATATATCTAAACTGTATGGGTAAACTAGGTACATCTGTAGCAGCAGATAGATCTGTAGGCAATGTAAAATAATCAAAGGATAACTCATATTGCTTGTCTGGAAAAGGATATAATAAATAATTATTATCTAATGTACGAATAATAAATCTAGGTGATCCAATCGCTGTAAATTGTGTTACAACCACATCATCAGCAATAGTAGCAGCAGTTGTGCTGTTTGCACCTCTTGTGCACCCTGTAAAATCATTACCTGATACACCAGTATATGTTATTTGTTCTCCACCTACAAACAAAGTTCCTGTTGAGGTAAAGCCTGTTGAGGATGTAACTGATATTGTAGTTACTGATGCCGATAGTCCACTGGCTGCATCAATCGTTGTAGAATTTACTTCATCTTCTTGATTTATATATTGATTATCTATATATTCGTTATAAGAAAGAGTATTTAAACTCAACCCATTAAAATTAATTGTAGAATCTTTTTTTAATCTAGCTGTATTATAGTCAACGTATTTAGCATCTGTAGGTATTGAATAACGTGTTACTCCAGGTACTAGTACAGTAGAACTTGTAGAGTGATTAAAGGGATAGGCAAATTCATGTTGATTAATATAACGTATAGCTACATTAATAGAATCCCTAACCATAGCATACTCACCAACTGCAGAGGTAAAGTTAGTAGTAGTAAGTTCAACTTCATTAAGCCGCCTATTTACGTCATTAACTAAACCTAAATAATCATATGCCATTATTTTTCCTTAAGATGCAGCAATGGGGCCAGCGTAATGCCAGCCCCAAAGTTTATTGTAGTATTACAGCAAGTCACGCTGGGCTGCAGCAGCCTCAGTATGAGCAGCAGAAATATCTGCAATTACTGCATAGACACGTAAGCGTCCAGTTGCAGCAGCAGCACCAGCGATAACTACATCAATAGTATCTGCAGCAGCTACACCAGCTAGTTGTGAAGCGTGGAAGTCTGCATTAGGTGTAGACGCCGCACCAGTACCAACAGTATTAGTATACCCATTAGTACCTGCTGCAAGGTATGTACCAGCAGCAGCATCAAGTAAAGCACCATCAATGATGTCATCTCCACCAGCATAGTCAATATTACAAGTACAACTTGCAGTAAAAGACTTCATGATTTCCGCACCAGCAGTCAGAACTACTGACTCCGAAGGGATTTCAAGCAGTTGGAAGATGTCACCATCAGCAATAGTAGCACCTGCAGCAATCATAGCATCAATATCTAAGATTGCTTCAAGAGTTCGTACCGCATTACCGACTACTGTTGGAACAGCAAGAACGTTTGCTCCAACACCAGCGGTATCAACGGAAGTCATGTCAAAAGTAGCCATAGTTTATATCTCCCCTAAGCTGCGTTATAACGAGCAGTTACGATTGCTTCAGGGCGAAGAATCTTCCTACCGTATAGATGCATACCACGAACAATGTCAGCAAAGCTGTCAGGATCACGATATGTTTCAGTTTTGTTGATTTGCTCAGCAGTTGCTACAGCAGAATCATGCCCAGCTACTAGAACTCCCAGATTAGTTAGCTGGTTAGCCGTACCTGATGTACCCGGTCCAGTTCCTAGTGCAGGAAGATTGGATGAGGAATAGACACGGAAGCCGTGGAAGTTACTTACAGCAAGACCGTTACGCAACCCACCTGATTCACCGAAGTCTGCGTTCATGAAGCGTGAATCTTCATCAGCGAGGATTTCCATGAATACTGGATCAACGACAAGCCAGCGACCTTGTGAGTCAACCTGCTGCTGATCAAGCAAACGCTTCATACGAGCAATAATCATTGCAGGTGAAACGGTAGCAGTTGGGAGTGAAGATGCACCCGGCATACGAGCAGTCACAGGAATTGAGTGAGTACCAGCAGAGGCAGTAGTGATATTTGCAAAGTCACTTTTATGAAGCTGCATAGAAGATAGCAACTCATTAGAGCCTGCAGTAGAAACAGCTTTAGTACCATTGACAGTAGTGTTCAATGCACTAGCTTTGCTGTGATTTGCAGCCTGTGCGTAGCCAGACATATAGCCAAGAACTTCTTGGTCATGGTTGTCAGCTAAACGATATGCAGCACGATTGGTGGCAAGATCCATGAAATTAACATGGCTATGAGCCTCCTCAATATCGTCCATCTTAAAGGCAAAATAGTTAGCCTTATCAATGACTAAGGAAAAATCCTCGTCCTGTAAATCTTGGGCTGTCACGTTTGTGCCACGAGCATACTGCGAGACAGAAATTTCTGGCTCTTTGATAATTTTTACTGTATCGCCCTGAGCAGAAATTTCACCCATGTAGTCTGAGTTAGTAATGTCGCCACAAACGGTGCTCTTGCGGAATGCAAGCTGTACTTTTTTAGAATAGATTACGGGGCTAAAGTTACCATTTGGTAAATTGCCGTAACCTGTTGCGGTTGTAAAAGCCATGGGATAAATCCTCCATTAGGTGTTTGGCTTATGATTAATAAGCTAAACTTACCGATAAGAGGCTGTACTTTTTAGGGTGCATATAAGTGTGAGTCATAAGGATCAGCTATGTAACTCAGGTTATACGGGCCTATACTAGTTCAGGTAGATCTTATAATTGGTGTGTTTAGACTTAGCGAGGTAGTGTTGTCTTAAGTGTAAGGTAGTCTTTCTTATGAGAGGCTTATCACTTAATGTAATGACACCTATAGTTATACTAGGTACACCATAGATGTCAATGCCTTATTTACTATTATCGTGCTCCACCTGTCATATCGTAGTTAAACTTTCCAGCACGGATTGATTCCATAATAGCATCTGATTGTTTTTCA